TTTCCAGTTAATACCTGGGCGGTAAACTGATTTTCAATACTAGATTCAATATCCAATAGTCCTCCAGCAACTCCTGCCATATCATCTAAAGTAAGACCTAACCTTCTTGCTTCTATTGCTGCTTTAGCCAAAGCCTTTGGATTATCTCCAAAATACTTAGCTGCTGTTTCTGCAGAACCTGCTATATCGGCCATTACCGCAGCAGGAGCAACACCAGCAGCTTCAGATGCTGCACTTGCAAATGCTATCATATTGGTAGATTGCTCCATTGAATAACCACCAATTTCTTTCATTGTTTGAGCTATGGCAGTAGTATCTGTAACAGCAATTCCGAATTTTTGGGATACGAGAGATACATTTTTAACATTCTCTGCTGTTACATTTGAAAGATTCTTTGTAGAGTCATATATAGCTTTTGCAGCTGCACTTGATTTTTCAAAGTTGATTCCTTGATCTGTTAATTCTGCAGATACATCTTGTACTACTGGTAATAATTTATTTGTCTGAGCAACAGTGAGCCCCATTTCTTCTCTAACTTGAGATTGCCTAGTAAACAACTCAGCTATTAGAGCAACTAGAACAGCAGTCCCAATGTTTATCAGATTACCAATCTTATTTTGCTTTTCTAGTTCTTTTGTAATGATCCCATCTAATTCTGCTTTTTCTTTTGTAAGATCCTTTATTACCTCTTCATTATCCTGAATTGTTTTGGTGTGTTCTGCAATTTTATTGTTGGTTTTTTGTATCTCCTTGAAAATCTTCTGCTGTTCCTTTTGACTGGCGCCCTGCTTAGCTAATGTCTTAACATGATCTATTTGATCCTTCCTTCTTTTTTCTAAAAGTTTCTGATTTAATTTTGCATCATCGGTAATTTTTTGGGTAGCATTTAATTGCTTAGTTAAAGTTTGGTAGCCAAGCTTGCTTTCGATTTTAAATTTTTCTGCAGCTTTAGATGCCTGATCCATACTATCAGCAAAATCCTTAGCACCACTGCCAGCAGCCGGATCCAATCCAAAATCTTTACCAAAAATCTTTGCCATCTATCTATTTCCAGGGAGTTTTTAAAAATTCTTCTTGATCTTTAACTACTTTCTCCATTTCTTTTTGGACTTCCATAGCTCTATTTGTAAGATCCTTAATTTTTGATTTTATTTTAGGATCATTCATAACCTTTTTTCTAACTAATTTATTTTTAATTTGATTACCGATTAGAAAGGAAATTAAACCAGCTGCAATGCTACTCCAATTCATTCCAAAAAACTTTTCATTTAATTCGGGTTTTTTCATTTTGTCTCCTTGATATATTTATCAATTATAAATATCAAAAATTCTTATTTTCTAAACTTAGAAGGCATTTTTGGAACCTTTTGGTTGGGGGTTTTTTGAACTTTTTCCATCTCTTTATTTTGAGCATCAATAGTTTTAGATAATTTATCTATAAAATACCGTCTATATGGCACAGGCATATTATAAACTTCAGTGAATGTAAAGCTTTTTCCAGAATATACTAAATAGAATATCTGATCAAACAGAATGGGCCTATAGCTAGGCCCCAGGCCAAAAAAAGTTGATCCCAATGGGAATATCTATTGTAAATTCCTTATCCGAAGAATCTGAAAAGAATGTAAACGTTGTTTCTAAGTCTGGCATGATTCTTAAGGCCTCATTTCTTAAAGCTGAAGAATCAATGGCCAATAGCTTATTATCTACAAAATCATCTATAGATTTAGGATCATCATCTCCATTTATTGAAGTGATCATATTTTTTAATCGGGTAGTTATCTCAGCAGACGGTTTTCCCTGCTTTTTTAAATTTTTCAATTCACCTGCAATTATGTTCTCGTCATTGTGTGTCAAAAGCTTAAAATAAACTTTGACTTTAGAAGCTGGCAAAAGAAATTCAAATCTATTTTCTCCCGGAGTATAATCTTTTTCATCTATCTCCTTATTTTTAACTAGAGATAGATCTATGGTAACTTCTTGCTTATCTCCCGTCTCTGGATCTGTAACTTCTGCCTCATAGTCTTTGCCATAACCCAATACTCTTGCTGCATATAAAATAGCGTTTTTATCACCGATCAACAATTCTTTATAATCTATTGGGGTCACGATAAGGGATCTCAAAACCTTATCAATTACGGTTCCCTTTTTAATGAAATTTGTGTTACTAAGTATGTCTTCCTCTTTAGCAGTCATATATTTCATTTCTATCTTACCGCTAGATAATGGATTGTCTTTTGGATATACTAACCCCTTACTTGGAAGATCTACTTCCTCTGTTGGAAATTGAGATTCTTTTACCTGATCTCCTTGGTATTCTTGAATCAATTTCTCTTTTAACTCTTTATTTTCTTGTTTCTTTGGGTAATCGGGGTCTACGACTCTCGACATAACTTTCTCCTTTTATAATTAAATATATTAACCTTTTTAATAAATATTAAACCATTTAAATTTTTAACAATAAAAAACCCCTAAAAATAGGGGTTAATTAGCAATTATCAATCAAGTGAGGGAAATTAATATTGCAATATCGCGTAATCATATTTTAGAGTCAATGCAATGTTTAATGGTGCATTTGTAGACCAATCTAAGTCCTCAAAAGCTGCTGCACTTGGCATAGCTCCCTTTAAAGTCCATTCCTCAACTTTATCACCAACCGGACCCAATACATTGATAATAACATCCTTTTTATAAAAGTCTGAATATCCAAATCTTCCGGTTACAGATTCATAAGCCAAACGTACCCATTCCATTACTGCCTGAGCTCCTGATGGAACTATAGGATCATATAATGTAACTTCCACATCTCCCCACGTGGCCTTTCCCAAAAGTTTTCTTTCTGTGTTCATATGGGGAATCGTGACTTCTCCGAATGAAATATCGGGCCTAGAGCACTTATTACAGATAAAAGAAGGTATTCCGTCAATATATAATATAAATCTATTTGAAACTTTGGGCTCAAATGCCGTAAACATTATCTCATTTGGATCGATTAATTCTGCCATGTTTTTGTATTCCTATATCTTATTCTAATATAAATATCTATTTTTTTATTTTTTAATCCTCAAAAGATGCTCCAGTAGGCATTATATTGAAATCTACGACTATAAATTCTGCTGTCTTGGCTGGTTGCAGATATATAGCACCCTTCATTATATTTCTGTCTATAATATCTGGAGTATTATTTGTTTCATCCATTACTACTTTAAATGCATATAATCCTTGTCTCTGCTGTACACTTTCCAAATATGGATTAACAGTAGATAAGAATCTATTTCTTGTGGCAGTAGTATTTTGCTCGAATACCAAATATCTGGCAGTGGAAGCCACGAATTTCTTTAGGTTAATTAATAATCTTCGAACATTGATTCTATCCAATGCAGTAGCCTTTGATTGAAGAGTCTTTTGTCCCCAAGCTGTTATTCCTTGTCCTGGGAATATTGCAATTGGATTAACTCTTCCCTCATAAAGATCGTCTCTTTCATCGTGGGTCAATCTTGTATAAACATCTGTTGCAGTTGTTAATCCGCCCCTATTTAATCCCGCTGGAGCATACCATTCTGCTGCTATCTGATCATTAAATGCAAATACTGCAGGCAATAGTACCGATGGCGGTACCCAAATATATTTATTTATACCAGTATCTCTATATTTCATCCAGGGGTACCAAGTGGCTGCATAGCTAGTGTCCCAAGCATCTGCTTCTGTTGTTGTAGTTGCAATAGTATCTTCCAATCCAATAGAATCCATTATATAGAAACAATCGCCTCGATCTTCGCACACATCAATTACTTTTTGTGATACTGATGAATGTAATCGAGACAGTACTCCAGGTGTTACAATCATATTGATATCAAATTCATCTTGATTACTTATTGAACTTATGGCTTTCTTATATGACTTTGCTCCGGTTGAAGTTCCAGAAGTTAAATCAAAACCCTGTGTATTTGCTGCAGTAATATTAGATCCAACGAGCTTTTGAGTTGCTGGGTTCTGGCCATCAAATCCACCTTGTAAAGGTATAGAAAATTTTCTAGCATTTACTGGTGAAGTACTAGATGACAATACTATTCCTGCTCCAGTAGATGCACTGGCGTGAACCTTTAATGTTGATAGGTTAAAAACCGTATTATCTCCAGCCACTGGAGTAGATCCATCCAAAGGCATTAGATAATTTATATTATCATTTTTAGTTTGAATATTATTCCAATTGAATCCATAAAGAAAATTTTTATTATAAGTGTCCCCAGGTAAGCCCTTTAGAGTTTGACTAATCCTTAAAGATGCTGTTGGCAAAGTTCCAAGACTAGTTGGAACCGGTACTTTAATTGTAGCATGACCATAAGGAACCAAGGACTTTGCTACTGAACCATTATTAACAGAAGCATCCGGAGAAACATAAATATATTTGGATCCATTTGGATAATCTCCATTCGTAGTAAGTTTTCCAGCCGAATCAATTGTAATATATTGATCGCCTATTACTCTTGCAAAATAATTAGGAGAGTTTGGATTAATATTTAAGTTTGTCCATGTTTCAAGACTTATTGGTCTCTTATCTGTATCATTCCACTTTCTAACGTTTAATGTAAAACTTCCATAATCGCTATTTGGAATTTCACTTGCAAATTTAACATTGGATATTGCTACTTTTATATCTCTATTTGTAGAAGTCCCATGAGCTCTGTGATATACTGTAAATAACTCTGTTGTTATAATAGAGCTCATAGCAGAAACTGGAGTGCCTATGTGTTGTGATGTTATAGCCGGAGTATAGGCTCTACTATATTTTGGTGCTGCATCCGTTCCATTGGCTCCTCCATTTACTGATAATGTTGAAGAGGAAATAAAGGAAGCAGAAAGGGTTGTTACTGCTGAACCAGATAAATATTGTCTAAAATCTAAGTATAGATATCCCTTTTTTGCTGCTTTCGGAGTATCGCCAAAGATATTGCTAATATAATTATCAGATGCTGGATTTAAAGAAGCTGAAACTGTAGTTCCACCTGTGTCTGCAGTTCCTGATAAAATAAAATTTATTGAACTATAGCTCCGATTTCCAGAGAGAAGGGGAGCTATCTCCGTAGTAAGATAACTTCCATCTTGTGTTTCTGATTCTTTAGAAGGATGTATAACCGAAACTAATTTTGATCCGGACAGTGAAATTCCAAGAGGACCAGCAGTATAACCACCCATGTCTAAGACTCTAACTACGGTTACTGTTCCTGCATTTTTAAGATATTCTTTTACAGTGTAAGGTACATATGTGTCCTCGCTTAATCCACCAAACATTTCTTCATAGTCCTCAAAGGAATCAAGAATTGTGGGAACAAAAGCGGGGCCTTTCACCGTTGGTCCGATTATTGCCGCACCAATTTCACTTATCCCTTGGGGGACAAAAGATAAATCATTTTCCTGGGTAAATACGCCAGGACTAACTATTTTTTCAGCCATTTAAATACTCCATAAATCAACAATTAGGTATATTATATTCCAAATATAAATATCACTAAAAAAATCAAAAAAACAATTATACAACGATTATGAGGGTATAAATTCTCCAGTGTCTATATCTAGGGTTCCAATTCCATATTTTTTCTGTAATTTATCTGCTTGTTTTGTTTCTCGATCTTTTAATACCTTTAAATTTTCTTTTATTTCTTTATCTCTTTCTAATAAAAAGATCTTTTGTAATTCTATCTGTCCCAATTCGTGAGTAACAGATTCATAACTATCTCGGATTTCTTTTAATTCATTTATTTCTTCATCCGAAAATTTAACTTTCTTATCCATATTTTTATTCTCCCATAGAACTTTTATTCCCCTGGAACGGGTAAATTATTAATATCACTAACAACTACTTCCGACATTACGAGTTGTCTTTTTGTTAGCGATCTTTCACTCGCATGTCTTAATTTTTTTTGCAATGCTTCTGGTATCACATACCCCCTCATATCTATACTAAAGGTTGTTTTGACCAATCTATCATCTCCTGCTGAAACCTCAACAGTGTTTGTAAACTCCCCAAGTCGAGCCGCAAATTTAAATCTCTCTGGGTTTCCCCAATACATATCATCTGCATATTGAACAGATTCAATTATTTTGTTCATTTGTACAATTAAATCAGTCCAAATTATACATTCATATGTCATGTCCAAATAATCTGGAACTACCACTTTATATTGTTCTTTTACAGGCTTTGCTCCTATTAATACCGAAAAATTATCATATCTATTTATCTGAGTTCTCTCGTTTTCAAAGGTATAATATAAATTATTTTCTTCATTATCAAAATGTCTAGAAAGATCCTTTACTTTTGCTATTCCAGTTCTCCTATACATTATCAGGGGGAGTTGAATCTTTCCGTCCTTATCCCTATAGAATCCAGATTTTTGAGCCGATTTCCATCTCTGAGCATCACCATAAATAATAGGAACCCCCTGGACCTCTCCATTACTATTTTTTACTTGTGGCTTTATTACCTCATCAAAATAATACTTGATAGTCTCATCTATATCATAGATTCCAATATTAAATTCACCAATCTTATCTTGATCTCGTCTTACCTGATTAGCTCTATTTAGCTTATTCCTGGGATCTCTTTGCGGTGCTGGTATTTTCTTAGCCATTTATTTATTCCTAACCATATAATCCAGGATTTCCAACATTTGTTCTTTCTATTGAAAGTGCACTCCTTCTAGTGAGATGAGAAGAACAAATTATTGATACGCTAGATCCAAATTGATCTAAAACTTCTCTTGAATATCCTTTTGATTCTTTTGTTGTATCTGGATTCTTATCTAAAAAGAATTGATTCTCAACAACTGAATCTATTTCATAATAAGATTCATTCCATCCCAAAATATCTCCAACCTCTATTACTAAATCAGAAGTATTTTTTAATATCTCTCGGGCAAAGGCAAAAGTAGCTCCCTGAGTCACATCTGGGCCGAAATCCGTATCCGGCCAAGCTTGATCTTCATGAGTTATCAATGCTGGAACTCTAACTGCTGTCAAATAAATCTTATTAGTATTAACTTCACCGTATAAATTAACTTGATTATCGGGTAGAGAGGTTTTAAAAACATCAACTTGTGTATCTACCCAAGTGTACATTATTTCTCGGGTTAAACTATTAAAAAGTTTTATATCTCTTGTCCCACCGAATATTGCCATAATTTTCTAAGCCACATAAATTGGATATGGGTTTCTTCCCAAAGTCCCCTGTTGGAATTCTGCTATTTCTGATTCTCTTTCCAACATATTTCTTCTACTAGTTGCTTCTAAATCTGTTCTAAGTCTTTCAATTAGCGAGTCCTTTTCTGTTGCTGCCTCGCTTCTAAGAGTATCACCATCCATAGAAACACCACCACCAGGAATTGGTATCTCACCATATTTAGATCTGATTATTCCCAGTAATTCTTTTGAAAGAGCAAATGTATATTTTCTAATCCACTGCTTTCCTGCCTGATTGATCTGTGAATAAGTCATTGTATTATATGGGATATTTGAAAAATCACTAACAACCCCGACTCCACTAGATCCAGATATAGGAGACTTATCTTCGTCTACAACATAATCAAGCCACAAATTATAATTTCCATCGGGTATTGGAAAAATCCTCAATTGATTATTAACCAATTCAAAGGTATAAGCAGACTTCCTAACCAAATCATTAAACTCTATTGCTTGAGTTCTTAATAAATCAGCATATATAGGCATTAAAACATAGCTTATTGCAGGACTCATGTTTCCCCAACCAAAACCATCCAACATATTCTGTGAAGTATTTCCAGTTCCAACATAAGGATCAAAATATCTAGTTATGGCGGGCTTAGCCTCATAGTGAAGTCTTTTTACCGTAATAGATTTTCCACTTTCGGTAACATCTGATACTAAAGCATTTAAATCATAGGTTTGAATATTGGTAGTTACTGCAATCTTTTGCCTCTTCCAAGAAACCTTACCACCAACTCCAGCTTCTGTTCCATATGTGTCACTCAATCTTACAATATTGTTTTGAGTCGGAGTTATATTCCTATGAGACAAATTAGATCCAGTGCTCTCTCCCTGTAGAGTAAATAAATTATCCTTAATATTTTGATAATTAACTTGAGCGCTATATTCATTAATAGACTCTTCAAAACAAGCAAAAAAGCTTTCTTGTTGGAGTTCTATATCAACCAAGGGATATCCAAGTCTTTTCCCACACCAATCTGCAACTTTCTCAATATCAGATTGAAAATCGGTATCTGTATCATACATTCCAAAGGGAGTATCTCCTGGAAAGAATGATGATGATCCAGGCCATATATTGGGTACTTGTTTTGCCACGTTTAATTCTCCTTATTAATAAATATCAAAATTTTTATTATAATTCTACCATAATTTATTAGCTCGGAACATCATCTTCTATATCTGCAGCATCCATATTAGTAGCAGTCCCATCTACGCTTCCTATTTGATCTGGTATCGTTGGGAAACTTGTAACCTTATCTCCGTTTCGCCACCAAGTAATCGGAGGAGCTGCAAGAGCACTTAAATCCCCAGGAGCTCCTGAATTATAAATGTCAGATACGTTTGCTCTTTGGTCTGTATCCCAGATGGCAAATTCATCTATATTTCCTAAAAATGGAGTTAAATAGCCCTGAGCCTCTTCTCCTAATCTCATAACACCTGAGGCAACTTCAAAAGCATGAAAACTTGTTAGATTATCT